TTTTGAAGCACCTTCCATCGATGAGGGTAAACACGCTGGAGTCATAGGAGTTGGTGGCTTAATCCTCGCAAAGATGCCTACCGAAACGGTCGCAGAAAGAAGACATTATTATGCTCAACTTGCTAATGACCAAATGGATGCAGTGGACAACAATCTTATGCGAGAGAGTAATCCTATTATGCCCATAGACAATCCGTCTAGGTCAACTAAGGTTACTTTTGGAAGCGGTGGTTCTAAAGGATAATCTTTAGAACTAATTTATAACTTAATATTAACATAGGAGTTAATAATGGCTAATGTAAATGATCCAAATGGATTTACACCAGCGTACCACATAAGTGGGGGCACAATTAGACCATCAGAGTTCGCAATCGAGAGTGGAGCTACAGGCGATATTTTTTCAGGTGATGTAGTAAAACTTTCTAGTGGTTACGTTCTTCAAGGTGGTGCTACTGATGCACCTCTAGGTGTGTTCTACGGTGTACAATACACAGCAACAGACGGCACTCCTGTTTGGTCCAGAAAATGGTCAAGCACGACTGCTACTTTAGGTTCTGCAGATGCGAAAGCGTATGTATACAGCGACCCTGACATTGTTTATGAGGCTCAGTCTACTGGGACTCCTACTCAAGCCAGTGTTGGTGGAACATTCACGATTTCTACAACTGCAGGTGATGCTAACAATCTCCGTTCTAAGGAAGGGGTAACTACAACTACAACTAGTGGCATAGCCAAAGTTGTTGGGTTTGTTGACAGACCTGATAACTCAATTGGTCAATACGCTAGAATGTATGTAATTTTCCCAACTTCTGAGTTCGGTAATAACTAAAAGGTGATATAGATGGCAATTAATAGAGCTCAATTAGTAAAAGAACTCGAACCAGGACTAAATGCACTTTTTGGTCTAGAGTACGATCGTTACGAAAACGAGCATGCTGAAATTTTTGACACTGAAAATTCTGACAGAGCTTTCGAAGAGGAAGTAATGTTGGCTGGCTTTGCACAAGCTCCAGTAAAAGGAGAAGGTGCTTCAGTTAGTTATGACACAGCTCAAGAAACTTTCACATCTCGTTACACCCATGAAACTGTCGCTTTAGCTTTCTCATTGACAGAAGAAGCAATCGAAGATAACCTCTACGATAGCCTATCTTCTAGATATACTAGAGCTTTAGCACGTTCAATGGCTAACACCAAACAGGTAAAAGCAGCAAACGTTCTTAATAATGGCTTTAACTCAAGCTTCCCAGGAGGCGACGGTAAAGAGCTATTTGCAACTAATCACCCAACATTAACTGGTGGTGATCAGGCAAATGAACCGACAACTGCAGCAGACTTGAATGAAACTTCATTGGAAAATGCTTTAATTGATATTTCTCAATTTAAAGACGAAAGAGGAATCAAGATTAATGTTCAGGCTAGAAAATTAATCGTTCCACCTCAACTACAATTTGTGGCTGAGAGGATTCTTCAATCTCCAGGAAGAGTATCAACTTCAGATAATGACATCAACGCAATGAAAAACATGGGAATGTTCCCAGAAGGTTACGTTGTTAACCATTATCTAACAGATACTGATGCATTCTTCATCAAGACTGACGCTCCTAATGGTATGAAGCATTTCGTAAGATCACCTATGTCAACTGGCATGGAAGGTGACTTCGAAACAGGAAACGTTAGATACAAAGCAAGAGAAAGATATTCTTTCGGCTTTAGTGACTGGCGTGGAATGTATGGTTCACCAGGAGCTTAATCCTTTCGGGGTGGGTGTTTAAATACACCATTAAGGGGAACTATATAGTTCCCCTTTCTTTTTTACCTTTCCTACTTTACAATAAACTAAACCGAGGTAACTCGTTGCACCAACTGACTCGGCAGACTTACTCCAAGATGGGGCAACATATTTAGTTAGGAGACAATAATGGCTAAATCAACTTTTTCAGGTCCAGTCAAATCATTGGCAGGATTTATTTCAGCAGGTACAAATTCAGTTGTTAGTTTAACAGCGAATACAACCTTAACAGTAGACGATCACGCAGGAAAACTTTTATTGTGTAATGATGCAGACGGTGCATTTACTTTACCTTCAATTGTTTCAACTGTACCAAGCGATCCTACAGACCCAAACCAAGCTAACAACTTAGGTGCTACTTTTACATTTTTAGTTATTACAGCAGCAACTGCTATGACTATTGTTACTGACGGCACAGACAAATATGTTGGTGGTGTGTATATTGGTGTAAATGACGCAACAGGTAAAACCTTTATTTCAGGTGCTGCTAACGATATCATCACTTTAAACGGTACAACTAAAGGTGGTATAGCAGGAAGCATTATAAAAGTACATGCTGCTGATACTGCTAAGTACGTTGTAGAAGGTATTCTTTTAGGTTCAGGAACTTTAGTAACACCATTCTCTGGTTCTTAATTTTAGGAGACACTTATGGCAGATGCAGTAACTTCAACAACTCTGTCAGATGGCGATAGGTCAGCTGTTATTCAGCTGACCAATACGTCTGATGGCACAGGTGAGTCAGCTGTCACTAAAATAGATGTAAGTGCTTTAGCACCACGAGTAGGTGATGGAGCACCTTGTACAGGATGTCGTCTTGCAAAAATAATTTATTCAACTAGTGGTATGAGCGTAAAACTTTTATGGGACGCCACTGTTGATACTATTTGTTATGACATACCTGCAAACTTTTCTGACGCTGAAGACTTTTCAGAATATGGTGGTTTGCGTAATACATCAGGTACAGGTAAAACTGGCGACATAAAATTAACTACTGGAAGTGCTTCTAGTGGCGACACTTATGTTATAGTTATACATGTGTTTAAAGAATTTTAATGGCTTACTCAGGAACTAAAACTTTTGCTTTAAATATAGCAGACACTATAGAAGAAGCATACGAACTAGCAGGACTAGAACAACGTACAGGGTACGATGCTAGAACTGCTAGGCGTTCTTTAAATATTATGTTTGCTGATTGGGCAAACAGAGGAGTAAATCTTTGGACTATAGAGGAAGTAGCTCTAGATTTAACTCAAGGCACAGCTAGTTATAATTTAAACTCCTACGATATAGATATATTGTCTGCAGTTATACGAGACACTAGTAAAAGCCCAGTGCTTGACATTGAGATAGACAGAATAGGTAGACAAGAATTTTTAAATATTCCTACTAAAACTACTCAAGCAAGACCTACACAATATTTTGTAGATAGACAAATAACCCCCATAGTTAATCTATGGCCAACACCAGACACAAATAATTATCAATTAGTTTCTTACAGAATACAACGTATTGATGACGTAAATACTTCTGCTGAAGACCCAGAAGTGCCTTCAAGGTTTATGCCTTGTATGGTAAGTGGACTAGCTTATTACATAGCTTTAAAAAAGAATCCTCAGAAAGCAGGTCTTTTAAAACAACAATACGAACAAGATTTTAGATTAGCAGCAGACGAGGATAGAAATAGGGCATCACTAATGTTGACCCCTGCTAGGAGATTTTATTAATGGCTTATGCTCAAGGCAAATTTTCTAGAGCTATTTGCGACCGATGTGGTTTTGACTATCCGTATTTAGATTTAAGAAAAGAGTGGACTGGTTTTAAAGTTTGTGGTGAGTGTTACGAACCTAAACATCCACAACTAGATCCACCACACAACATAGCCGACCCTGAAGCTTTATATCAACCAAGACCAACTATCTCAGCACCGACCACAGGACAAGGTTATGTTATAGTCGGCAACCCTAAAGATAGTAATGGAGTAACTTCCCCTATCATGTGGGCACAAAATAGTGATACAATAGGTTCGATGTACTTAGTGGATACAGCCACTAGTGTATTAGGAACAGTAACGGTAACAATATCATGAGTTGGACTTACGCCACACTACAAACAGCTATACAAGACTATCTTGAAAGTACAGAGTCTAGTTTTGTTTCTAATTTAGATAATTTTATTACAACAACAGAAGAGCGGATTTTAAAGAATGTTCAGTTAGATAATTTTAGAAAAAATGTAACAGGTAATGTTACGACTTCTAATACATATTTAGCTGCACCTTCTGACTTTCTTTCTCCTTTTAGTTTAGCTGTAATAGATAACGACAGTAATTACAACTATCTTTTATTAAAACAAGTTTCTTTCATTAGGGATTTTACTCCTAATGCATCCACTACAGGATTACCTAAATACTTCGGTGAGTTTGATGATAACACATTTATTCTTGCCCCAACTCCAGACGCAGACTACAGCATGGAGTTGCACTACTACTACAGACCAGCATCACTGACTACTACTTCTGGCAGTGAAACAACATGGCTGTCAAAAAATGCTCCTAATGCTATGTTATATGGCAGTTTAGTCGAAGCAGCTACGTATCTCAAAAGCTATGAATCAATACCAGTTTATGAATCTAAGTTTCAGGAGGCTTTACTAGGCTTGAAAAATCTTGGTGAAGCTAAATCAACTAGAGACCAATATCGGTACGACGAGATACGGAGAGAACCACAAGCATGAGAGAAGAAAAATTAAATGGCAGTAACATTGCCATAGTTGCCATCGGACGAAGTCAAGTAGATTTTCATTTATCTTTAGCCCACAGTAAAGAATATGACGAAGTCTGGGGTATAAATTGTATGGGTGCTATAACTAAATGCGATAAAGTATTTATGTTAGACCCTGTTAGTAGATTCTTAGATACAGAAGACGCAGGTACACAAACAGGTATTATGCGTAAATGGTTGCCTAAAACTACTACACCTATTTATTCTTGTGAATTAGATAAAAGAGCTCCTAGTGTTGTAGAATATCCTTTAAGCGAAGTAATAAACGATGCTAAATGTGCATACTTAAATAACACTGTGGCTTTTGCTATTGCCTATGCTTTTTATCAACGTGTAGGACAAATAAATTTATTTGGTGTAGACTTTAGTTATAAAGGTAACGTTCACTTTGCTGAACAAGGTAGAGCATGTTGTGAGTATTGGATAGCTAAATGTAATGATATAGGTATCAGTGTAGGAGTAGCACCACAGTCCAGTCTACTCGATACAGACTTACCATTAAATGAAAAATTATATGGTTACCACAGACTTGATGATCCTATTGTTATTGATATAGATAAAGATCATAATTTTACACCTATGACAGCTAGTGAGTTCGATAAAAAACAATATGAAGAGAACTTAAAAAATATCACAGAAATAAGAACTGTGCTTGACACCCCACCAGAAGCGAAAAGGTATTAAAATGCTAGACGATTTAATTAAGTCCAACTTAGGTGCTATAAGTGTACAAACAGAGGAAAATAAAGGTCATTCCGCAGAGTGGTGGGCAGAAAGATTAACAGATAGAATATTAGGTATAAGTGAAAATGCTGCTCCTCACATAAGGCAACAAGCAGAAGCTTTTAAAGTAGCTATTTATAACACAATACTTTATCATATAAAACAGGCAATCAATAGTGAGCGTTGCACAATGGTAAACTCATTAAGATCGCAAGGACATGAAAATTTAGCTAAAATTTTAAAGGAGCTTTAAATGGCAATTACATCAACACTAACAACTAGCTTTAAAACTGAGCTGTTGACTGGTACACATGATTTTACCAATTCAACAGGCGACAGCTTTAAACTAGCTTTATACACAAGTGCAGCAACTTTAGGTGCTACCACTACAGCATATACAGTTACTAATGAAGCATCAGGTACTAACTACACAGCAGGTGGAGGAACTTTAACTAACGTTACCCCTACTTCTAGTGGTACAACAGCTTTTACAGACTTTGCTGATTTAACTTTTGGTACAGCTACTATTACTGCTAGAGGTTGTTTAATTTATAATGATACAGAAGCTGGTGACCCTTCGGTTGCTGCTATTGATTTCGGTGGAGATAAAACATCTACTGCTGGGGATTTTACTATTGTATTTCCTGCTGCAGCTTCCTCAACAGCTATTATAAGAATAGCTTAACGGTAACCGAATATGGCCACAGGCTGGGGTAGAGAGGGCTGGGGAACTGACATATGGGGCGGAACCTCAGCTAGCATAACCCTTACAGGTCTTGAAGCCACATCCGCACTAGGAACGCTCACCTCAGTTACAGGTGAAGCTAATATATCAGTTAATGGATTAGCTGGAACCTCTCAGCTAGGTAACATCACTCTTGTTACCAATAACAACATTTCAGTTACAGGCTTATCCGCCACAGGTGAAGTTAGTGGTGTGGGTGTTAATGCCCAAGCAGTAGCAACTTTACCAAGTTTAGTTTCAACAGTTGGCACCGTTTCAGTAATAATTCAAGCTGAAGCGAATGTTACCCCTACAGGACAAGAAAGCACTTCTGCTCTTGGAAGTCCAACAGTAGACGCTGAAGCTAACGTTTCGGTAAATGGTTTTGAGTTAACAAGTGCTTTAGGAACACTAACTTCTGTAACAGGTGAAGCAAATGTAACACCGACAGGTCAAGAAGGTACAAGTGCTTTAGGTGCTGCTGCTGTTGATGCTGAAGCAAATGTTTCTGTATCAGGATTTGGTTTGACAAGTGCTTTAGGCACAGTAACAACTATAGCTAAAGCTAATGCTACTCCAACAGGATTATCTGCTTTTGCCAAACTACCGTCAGAAACAAATGAATGGACTGCTAACAACGGAGCAGCTATTTCTACTGCTCAATCGAAGTTTGGTGGGGCAAGCTTATTACTAGATGGTGTAAAC